ATATACTTTAAAGGAAACATTATAGTATTAACTATAATATCTGCTCCTTTCATAACAGTATCTAATATAATCTTTCCGGTACCCCCCTTTGGTGGTTCTATATCCAACCACTTTAGAACGGAATCAACAATCCAACCAACTAATCTTATAGGAAGTTCAACAAGCCCCTTTATAACATAAGACAAACCACCCTGAATCTTATCAAGAATATTACCCTCTGTCTTAATAAATCCTCTAATAAAATCTATTAAAGATAATATTGGTTGAATAAATTTACCAAAAATTTTGAAACCAAATTTAAAAGCACCTATCAATCTTCCTGGTATTAATCCTTTTATTAATTTAAATGATTTTAATATAACTTTTCCGACTTCAAAAAAAGATTTACTGAATATTCTAAAAAATCCGGATGTAAATTTTGAAACACCAGAAAACATTTTTGAAAAAACTTTAAAAACTGTTTCCGTCTTTTCCGCTAAAAATTTACCAATTTTCCACTTAGAAAGAAATGTTTTTATATCCATCATTTTACTTAAAAAAGACATTTTTACAAATGAAAAAGATTTTATTATAGATGTTTTCATGTTCGATATTACGTTTTTTCCAGTTGAGAGTATACCATCCTTCATTCTTGTGAAAAAATTGTTAAAATATTTATCTATAGAACGAAATCCATTCTTTAAAGAATCTACAAAATTTAATCCAATATTTTTAAAATATTTTGAAATATCTTTTAATATATCAATTTTACCCAAAATAGATATAGCTTTCTTTAAAAGAGTATAAGGCATCATTATTTTTGCCGCTATCATACCCAATATACCGGATATCAACAATAATGGTCCTATTAACAAATCCATTATCATTTGCCATATACTTTTCTTTGGTTTTTTTATTTGTTCGGCTTTTTCTTTTCTCTTAGCAATATTAAGCATTTCTTCATCATAAGACATTCTTGAAGAAAAATATTCCTCTAGTTTTCTTTTTATTTCTTCTGATGTTTTAGAGAAATCTTCACATCCTTGATCATTAATACCATCCCAATATTTTTTAAAATCGTTTTTGATTGATTCTCTTAAAATATCTATATCTTTTGTAAACGTTTCTCCTAAATCATCAGTTTTTTTATTATCACATAAATCCGTAAGATCAATGTTCTTTTCTTCTAATGGTTTTTTTGGTTTCAAAAAATTTACAGCACCCACAATTTCTTCTTTTCTTGACATAAATAACATTTCTGTTACAACTTTTAAAATTCTTTTACTTATATCTATGATATTATCACTATTTTCGACATCATTTTTTAAAAAATCCCTCATTTTTGATATATCATCAACCATATCTTCACCGGAATCATCATCACTAAAATCCTGACGGATTTTCACTCCGCTATCAAGAGACTTCTTTATATCAGAAACATCTTCACTATAATCGGGGTCTTCTTCGTCTTTAAAAAAACCCATAGTTTTTAACAAATTAACAGAAAAATTCTTTAAAGCACCAATTAAAGGCAATAACATTATTTTTGATATTCCCAACATTTTATCAACTTCTGGTCCCATAACTTCTGAAATACTTGAGCTTATTAAACTCATGGATTCTTGAAATCCGCTTCTTATACTATCATTTATTCCTTGAGTAATGGGATCTATAAGATTTTTTTTGAAATTTTTTTCAAAATTAGAGGAAAAATCCGAAAAGGATTCAATGTCTTTTGATATTGATTCTAATGGTTTTTTCAAATCATCAAAAAGTTCTTTATTTTGTTTAAATTGAGAACTAAAAGAGTTCTTTATTTCTTTACTTATTTGAATCTTTTCGCTCAAATATTTTCGTAAAATAACAGAAGTATCGTCTTTTATATCATCAACTTTAAACTCTATTTTATTTAAAATGTTATCAATTTTTTCATTCGCCATAATTTTTATACCCCATTAATAAAAAAATCTAAAGGATATGAATCCTTTAGATTTTTATTGGCCACCATATCCTCTTCTGTATTCAGTAACCTCTTTATCTTTTTCCTCTATTAATAGAGAATAATACAATTCCCTCTCAAAGTCTGATAATAAACTACTTTCCGATAAACTAATATGTGAATATCTAGATAAATAATATTGTTGTTTTATTAAATCACCAAGACTTATATTTGATAAAAGTTTAAGAATTATAAAAAAAAATCACTCATTTGTATTTTTGATTTTTCACTAATATATCCACAGTTTTTACATTTTAGATCATATTCAAAAATTATTCCAAAATTATTATCAGAATACCAATCTGATATTTTTTCATATAATCCAGTTGGTATATTTTCAACCAGATATTTTTTATCATCCAAAGTTATATCGTTATCTTCACCATCTGGTGTTATTATACCAACTATACCACATGATATTGTATAAATTGAAAAATCTACATTATATTGTGAATCATTTTTCTTTAAAGATCTCAGCTTTCTATAAATTTCTTTTTGAGCACCACGAATTATATTTGACATTCTTATAGAAAGATTGTCTGTTAGCTTAACAATATTATTTGATTCTTTATCTCTCAACTTAACAACTTTAAGATTATTTAAATCAATAATTTCTATGTTTTGAGAATTGCATTTAGGGCATTTAAATTCAAATTTATATGTTTCGCCTTTTGTCTTTTTTCTTATCTCAAATAATAGATAATATCTATCCTGTAAATATAAATCATCTATATTGAAATCTTCTGTCACAACACATGACTTTACTAAGTTATCTAAAGCATCCTCTATCCTTTCCGGATCATCATCATTAGCATAAACTAACAATTTTTTTAATTCACCTGTTGTTATTGGTTTAAACTCTATTTCTTTTTCTATACCCGGTAAATTGCATTTAAAGGTATAAACATTCAAATACTTTTTGAAATCACTTGACATATTAAGTTACTCCTTATTTTTTTTATTGAGCCTTTCCTTCAAAAAATGTGTGTCTTTGATAAGCAAATGTAACATCGAATTGAGCAATATCTACCGTATCATATGCTAAAGTTATGGCTCCTATACTGGACGGCCAAGCACCAAAAAGCTTATATGTCATTATAGGATCGCCATTATAATCAAGAAGATATAAAATTTGATCTGCCATATAGTTATCAGGCATTTCATATATATTTGTTTCCGGATCATGAATGTAATGTGACCATGACTCATAAGCCAATCTAATTTTACTTTTGACATCAACATTAAAAGTAACAGTTAAATCAGCAAACTCATGTTTACCAAATATTTTATAATCCTGTCCTTGCCAGGGAACAGTTATCGGTGTTAATGTTGATTCTGGTAAAGATGTAGTTCTTACAAGATATTGAGCGTCTTCTGTTGTTATACCAAAGCTTGATGGAAACATAGGTCTGAAATAAAACAAATAAGATCTAGCACCACCAAGGAATTTGGCTCTAAATTGATCAAGGTTAAAACCTTCTGTTGCCATAATATATATTCCTCCATATTTTTACTACAATTATTTATATAAAAAAAATGATTTTTTTAAGTGCTGTAATTAAAAAATTACAGCACTTTCATCTTTTTTATTGACCAGATGCAACTAATTCTGTAAACGAAGCACCTGTTTTTGTTGCTATCATATTAAGAACGATAAATTCAGCCGCTCTTGTAGGTTTAATATAACAATCCACCCACAACTCGTTTCTATCTATTCTTTCAGGTGTATTATTTCTTTCATCACATACAATCATAAAATCATAAATACCACGTCTAGCCTTAACATCTCTCAAGAACGGTTCGATCATATTTACAATAAGAAGCCTTGTAAACTCATCGTTTGGTTCAAACAAGAAATATTTAAGAGCTGTACTCAAAGCCTTTTCAAGAATCATGAACAATCTTCTTACATTAATTCTATTGAAGGCGGATGATTTGTCAAGCATTGTTTTTTGACCCCAAACAACCTTTCCTTGACCAGCAAAAGAAACAATTGGGTTTATTCCATTCTTGTATAGAATATCTCTTTCTCCCAATGTTGGGTTCCAAGCTAATCTTCTTACATTTGTCAAAATTGCTCTGTTTAATCCAGCAGGCGCGAACCAAGGATCTGAAACATCATCTGTATTGGCAAATATACCAGCCATGAAACCTGAAGGTGGAACCCATCTATATTTAGCGTTCCATTTATCATAAACTTCCAACCAGTTACCATAAAAGGCAGCGTAACTTGTGTTTTCGTTAAATGTTACTCTTCTGTATGTTCTTAAACTGGTTGCTTCTTCACCATCATTGTTAATTACATCAGCACTTAGACAGTCTATAATAGCTATGGAATCCTTTCTTGCCGAACAAATTTCAATCAATTCTTGTTTTACAGTAATTGATTTATCAGAATCTATGAAAATATTAACATCAATTTCTTCTGGATTACTATAAAGATTATAAGCAGCGATTACATCAGATGCAACTACAATATCCGTAACGTAATCATCACTAGAATCTTGACCACCACCAAATGTTACATAATCAGAAAAGAAATAACTATTAACATTTTGTTCTTTCAATGTAGATTTAATAGCCATTCTTATATAATTAGACTCTGAATTTATAACATTTTCACAATAAATATTTTTACCTTCATCATCAATTGCCCTAGTTTTAGTAGAAACAACAAAAGTTTCAACGATATTAAATGTCGAATCATCTGTAGCGTCTTCTTTTTGCTCAGCGACTTTTACTATTACAAGAAATTTATCATTAGTATCCAATGGAGCGTCTATTTCAACTATATCATTATATAAAGCAGTACTTACACCACTTATACTACTAGCTGTTAGAGCGGCTGTATAAGTGTCTCTACCAACAACAGCAACTTTTATATGATTACCACAAACACCTCTATATACTGAAATGAAAGCCATATCAGAATCGACTTCAACACCGGCTGTAAAAGAAACAACATCAGCAAAATCATCTGGATCTCTTGAATCAATATCTGTTAGGATATAGGCATCATTTTCTGTATAAGCGGAAAAAGAAGAACCGGATGGATTAAAAGAACCATAAAATCCAGCAAATGTTGAGTTTACCGGCATTACTCTTGTACAATATAATTTATTACCATACTTCAAATATCCCATAGCAGATATCATATCTTTATAACAATTTGCGCGAGTTGTTGGTTCTCCAAAAACATCAACTAAATCATCACTATTTGTTATAAGTCTTTGTTTTAACTCAGGACCCTTCCATGTTTCTCTCAAAGCAATAACAGCTACTGATGTAGCCACCGCTGGAATGGTTGTGGTTAAATCTATTTCATTAACATCTACTACAGGGCTTAGATAAAAAGCCATAATTTTATTCCTCCTGTGTATAATTTTTACCTATTACTTTATACAGGTTTTATTTATTATTATTATTTATAAAAAAACGAATAAAAAATATAAATAATACAAAAAGTAATACAGGGGGTTATACATGGTAGTACAAACAAAAAAAATGAAGAAAGATAGAATATATTCTATAAGAATTGATGAAGAAATGTATAATAAAATAGAATATATAAGATCACAAACAGAATATAATATTGACATAGCAAGAAGTTTTAGATCAATGATAAACGAAATATACAATGATATAAAATCATCAGAAACAAATAAAAAAGATTTTATCTATCCAGAAATTTAAGTATCTTCTCTTAATTCAAAACGATCATACTCAAAAGTTGCCGTACACTCTATATTTTGCTCACCCTCTCTATAGCTTAATGTTACTTCATTTAAAGCTGTTATCCATAAATCAACAAAAAATATTCTCAAAATCTCTTGTCTGAAATTATCAACTATCCTTAATGTTGCGTCTATTGCATAGTTTGATTTCAATTCAGCTAATTTATCTTTATTATTATGTATATACATTAACCATTTAAATAAAACCTTCCAATTATAAAAATTTGAATCTACTGTAAATGTTACATTCCAAGGTTCAAAAACAGCAGGCGCCGCAGCAAATTTTGACGTAGCACCAAGCCATTTACCCTCCTCCATTACTATTGTTGTTCCTGGTATTATTGTCGAATATATGTTTATTGTTAATTCATCTGTGGCCGCAAGTGTTGTTTCTGTTGGTATTTTAGGAAAAACCAACTCAAAATTACTTGGTGAAGATTTATTTATATTAGTATCTATTGCCATTTATTTAAATTCCTTCATCTTTTTCTCAAATTCTAATTTAATATATTCAACTACTTCATCATTATAACCACTTTTCCATCTTTTAACATGACCTAATAAACTATTATATATTTTATCTAAATCTTTCTTAGATTTAGCCCTTTTTATCTTTTTACCAACAACATATCTGGCCATTTTTAGATCCGATGGACCCTCGTCCCCAATTTCATTTATTAAAAATTTATCTATTTTATCAATAACATTCATAATTTATTCTCCCATTAATCAAATATTTCATAACTATAAAGAATTTCAACATCTGGATCATATACATTTGATATAGCCTTTATATATAAAGCTTCCGCTTCGGCGCCCGATGCGCCCGAAGTAAAAACTGTCTCTGTTGATCCATCAATATATAATCCTCTATAATCATTCCAAACATCTTCATTTGTATATATTTTAGATATTATTTTCTTTATAATATTATCACCGGTTCCATCACCACCATCTTCTCCAATAATACTTGAAATTGGTTGAAATATATATGATTGAATAGTAAAATCCAAGTTCCATCTTATTACACGCAATGTATCATCCGCCATTTCAAATTCGAAATCCGGTGTACATGAATTAAATACAACTTTTACGTCTAAAGTAGCATCTGCTTCTGGAACATAAACCTTCATTATTACATATGGATTAAAATATGGTAATATTTGCTCCAATATTTGATCAGCATCTGCCATCCATAATGTCCATATACTAAGCGATGTATTTATGTCATAAGGAACTGGATTAATAAATCTTGACATTAAACCAACTTCTGGATCTACTTCTTTTAGTATTTTATGTAGTTTATTAACCTGTCTTTCTGTAGCAAAATTCATTCCTGTTACTGTCATAGACATTATTGGTAACATCTGATCATCTTTTCTTTCATGAATCCAATACCATACTTTTTGTTTTCCACCAAGCTTTAATGGAACAGTGACATATTTTCTTATTGTTCCATCTGAATTGTATCTAGCAACTTTAACATCATTAAACAAATCAAGCATTTGTATTAAAGTTTTTCTTATAATTTGATAATAATAATAAGCTTTCATTAATTATTTCCCTTTATATTATAATACATTTTTCTTATCTTTACACTTCTATCCTTTTTAGCGTCTTCATCTTTTGGATGATTTTTATAATAAAACATTCTGATATTGTCATTTTTGTCTTTTTTAGCATCTTCGTCCTCTGGATTATTTTGATAATATAACATTCTAACCTCTGGATCTTCGTTATTTTTATCACCAGTACCAATATAATTAGGAACATCATCATCATACAAACTTGGTTTTATTGAATATGTTCCTTTATATTTTTTTTGCCATGATTTCAACCAATCAAAAACCGTTTGTCTAAATCCTTTAACATCAGCTCCATATACTTTACCTTCTGGATATAAAACTACATCACTTTCATCCGTCAAATTAACAAATGGTTTTATCATTAATCTACCTAATGGTCTATTAATGTTTTTATCTTCTGGATCAATAACATATGCTATTATAGATCCTT